GTCATTAGGAACTCCCTGATCCTGCAACCTTCGAACAAAGTCTTCATTGCTAGTTGCCTTACTAGCTACCTCTTGCCCAAGTTGCCTTAATAATGCTTGTCTTCTAAGTGCAATCCTACTTCTCACCTTTAGGGCATTATCCCTTTCTCGCTTTGACATCTCATAGTCTAATTTAAATGTGTTATTTTCCCTACCTTTACTTACAGAATTATCATATCTGATTTTAGCCATGTTGAAATCTTCTTCCATTTCTGCTAGGCTATTATCAATGCCAAAAATATCATCATCAAAAGAATAAACTTTTGTAAGGTAACTATCTACATTTGTTGGAGTAGCTTTTTCTTCAGCTTCTGATTTTGCTTTAGCTATTTTAGCTTTTCTTATCTCTTCGGATTCTTTATACTCCTGAGCCTTTACTTTTTTAATCTTTTCATTATCTTCTTTAATTTTTGCCTCTCTTAAACCCTGTAGCCTTGCCATCTCTTTTTTTTGTTTTCTATAATTAACTTCTCTTTTTAAGGCTTCTTGTTCTTGAGGAGACATTGAATCAAAAAATAATTTCATCTCCTTTATACGTTTAGGAGTAAGTTGTAAAGAGCTAACATTACTACTTGTAGAAACTGGATTACTACTTGTAGAAACTGGATTACTACTTGTAGAAACTGGATTACTACTTGTAGAAACTGGAGAAGGAGTTGTTTGATTTTTTAACGCTTGATTGTAATTATTTTTTTTAAATGGCATGGCTATTATTCACCTAATATCACATCCCACTCATCATCGCTGAATTGGGCTTTGCGCTTTAAATAATTCTCATAATCCTTATTGGTTTGAAAATTAGCACTTGAATTATAACCACCAACACCACTTGAAATAGCATTTCCTATTCCATCCCAAACAGCATCTTTTCTCGCTCTTTCTGCTAAAGCATTATTGTATTTAATCGCCTCAATGCTTTGACCAACATTTGATGCCGTAGCTGAAGCATCTAATTTAGTCTCTTCATTCATTTGGGCTATTTTCTTAGCCATCCTCGCAAGTGCTAAAGTAGTCATGTCTCCACTTTGTAATAATTGTTGACCTACTACACCACTATTTTCAATTCCTTGACCAACAGCCTTATTCATTATCTTAGCTTCTCTTTTATCTCCTGAAGCTTCAATAGTACTGCTAATATCGTTTTTTACATTTTGCCCATATAAACCTTCTTTAGACACTTGCCTTAGTTTATTTAAGTAAGACGTTGTATCATTAGATACTTTCTGCTGTGGGGCTTCTGTAGTATAATTTCTAAATGCTTTAATAATATGTGGACTCGCCATTGCTAATCCTGCTACTAATGGTGGTATTGCCATATCTAAACCTTTGTTCCTGTAAACATAAACGTATCTCCATTTTTGTCTTTAAAGTATATTCTTGATTCATCTTGTGTGGGCGAAGAAGGGCCTTCTTGCCCCTTTTTTATTGATGTAAATACAAACTGCCCTTTTTGAATATCTTGAGGATTAACAATACCTGTAGTAACTCTAGTTTTTACTTCTTTAGAATTAATTCTAGATGATACATGAGACATCCCCTTATCAACTTTTGTATTTGCAAATTTTATTCTAGCCATCTGTTTCTATCTCTATTTTATTTATAATTACTGATTCCGTTTGACTGGTTACTCCAGTAGCCATCACTCTTACAGCTAATGTTTTGGCCCTAACATTTGGTTTCAAGCTTAGATTGTAAATTTTATTAACATTATTTGCAGGATAGGTTAAAGTGGCTTTAAGACTGCTATTATCTCCATTAGTATATAATTTAACAGATACAGAAGTAGAAGCCTGATAATCCAAACTTATTCTTCTTATAATTACATTTCTATTTAAATTTGTAAGAGGTACATAGCCAGTTTGATAATCTAAATCAACGCTTTCAGTAGCACTACTACTATGCAATTCTCTTATCTTTAAATTAGTAGCCATTAAGGAGTTTCTCCTCCACCTCCACCACCTGAATCCCCTCCTGAACCACCACCAGTATCTCCACTACCTCCCCCATCTGAACCACCACCTCCACTACTCACATTTTCAGCATTGATTGCATATACATCAAGTGTATCATTAATCGTGAAGAAATCAGGAGGATTAATAGATGTTGTCCATTTTGACCAGGCTGATGAATTTAAATCATATATATAGTAAACCTGAGTTCCTGTCCCAAATTTGCAGATAATACGATTCCTTTTAACATCATAAAACAAACGACTTGCTGAAGGTGTTGCAGTTTGAAGATAAATGTCCTTAATAGGTTCAGAAATCGCTGTAAAAGTAAAGTCAGGAGATATTTGATAGATATTATCCTTAGCGCAAAAGAAAAGGTTGTCTTTTATATTAATAACTCCCTTTGGAGATATACAGCCTAAGTTTTGTTCTGATTCCATTAATGTAAAAGCAGATGGGTCACCTGTCACTCCAACATCTAGTCTGAAAATTCCCCTTGACATGAAGATAACTAAACTATCTAAAATCTTATTCATCGCTACTATTTCACCACCCTGTTGGTCTTTTATCTGTATATAATTAACAATAGGTAAAATATCAGGCATACCAGGTTCTGAGAACACAACCCAATCAGGATGGTCTTCATCATCTCCCCCTGGGTCTAATCTTACATTACCAACAAATAAACGATTTCCCATCATCTGACTATATTTATAATTGACTTTTACTTTGAAATCATCAGGGAAGGGTTGTGGCGTACCGTTTGGTATATTTACATCATAAAAGGTTATGGCATTAGTGTTGGTTGGAGAAGGTTCTTTAGTTATAAGGTAATCTCTAAAAACCTCTCCTCCATTTCCAGTAATACTATCGGTCACGACATCTAAATGGATTGATTTTCCAAGGCTATTGACGATTAGATAATTAGTATAAGTACTGCTTTGATAATTCTTAAACACTCCTCCAGTTATTTCATTCTTTGTAAACCTTTGAGCGTTAGATAAACTATAGCAATGCACGACTTTATTATGCCATACAACATCAGAAAGTGTATATGTTAACTCATTACTTATACTACCTACTATTTCAGATTGACCTGTATTAATATTAACCCCCATCACCCTTCTGTATATTTTAATATTTGCCCCACCATCAAAGTTGTAAAATGGGGTACCACTTGGTTGTGCTGATATAGAGGCAAAGCCCTTTTCTAAATATGTTAAAAAACTACTATCATCTAGTGGGCCATTTACACCTGACCAACTAAATGTATCTGAAGTTTCACTACCCTGTCCTCCTTGAAATATAGTTGGACTATTATCAGGGTTATTCACACTATCTAAAGTTCCTGTGTCATTTCTCATGACAATAATCCATTTATATGCAAGTAGATTATGAGTGGATGTAGTAACATCAGGTTGTGAAAAAATACCTGTCGCACTTGTTAAAGCTGTATAATCATCTATAAAAGTATTACTAAATACATAATCCTTCCCTGCCATAACAGTACCTGGAGCCATAGAACTGACTCGATTAGGATGTTCTAATTTTGTATTAATTGGAATAGTTGCAATATTATAATATGTCCCACTATTTGCCGTTTCTCTATAAATTTTTAATGCTGTAATTCTTGGATTCAATTCAAAATCTTTATTAGGAGCCGTACCTGCAAATGCCTCAGAAGTATTAATTGCCAATGTAGGTATTTTATTTTGACTCGCAATCGTTTTCGATTGAAATGATTTATGTAAAGGTAATTCTTGAGTACCATCGAATATTGGGGAAATTTTATAATTATAAGTATTAGATGGCATACTAATCCCCAAATCAGAACTATCCATTGTATAAGCCTCTACCTTACCTAGATTTAAACCTGTTGAAGATGGATAATCTAACAATGCATCTTGAAAAACATACTCATCTACAGAAAGACTAGATTCAAAATAATTTCTTGCAATATATTGTAATATCTTTGGCCCATGATTTAAATCATTTGGGGCAAGTCTAAATTCAGTTCCGTGGTCTTGTAAATTAAATGCAGTTGGAATATTACTTGAATAAGTTTCCCCAAGTTTTACTGAACTAGTTGCACTTAATATATTAGAGGTTACATATCGAACATCCTTACTGTTTTCATAGTCATATCCAATCCAATAACTATCAGGAGAAGTCCCATTAAGCTTTAAATTAGATGGACTCCAATAGCGTAAATCATCAAAATGTAATGTGTTAATTGTTGTAGCAACACTACGACCTAATCTATTTTTTATCCTACCTGCTTGATCCGTAAGGAAATTTTCATTATTAACAACAAATTCTGTACCTAAATCAGTAGGATCGGCATTGGTTACCATACCCCCTTGAAAGTCTTTTATTTGAATAAGCATTAATATTTTCCAGGTGAAACCCTGTCAGCTACATAACTCATCCCTCCAGTATCTTTATTAGCAGTCACGGTTCTTGCTTTTTCTCTATTGCTTAAATACAAACTATAATGATTCTGAAAAGAATCACCATTCCCTAAATCTTGATGTATCATAGCCTTAGCATAGTCTACCAACATATAATGATAAGACGAAGATATGACAGGAGATTGTTCGGTATAAGCATATTGATTACCATTTGTGGTAGCTATTCCCCCAAAACCCATATCGTTCCAAGTACTAACTAATCCACTCCAATTGTTAGCATATAATGTCTCCCAATAACCTGTACCTGGACTTGCGCTATAAAAATTTTCATTATCTATAGTGAAACCTTGAGATGAAACTGTATATGTTAAAATACCTGACGATGCAGAATCATGCTCTGCTCGTAAAATTTTACCTTCTGATCCTGTACCTACATGAGCTATAGCTGTCGCAGTTGTACCACTTGATGGACTTGCTATTGTAAGTGTCGGAACAGAAGTATATCCACTACCAGGCATAACAACTGTAATCTTAGTAACTGAACCATTACTAACGGTAGCTGAAAAAACAGCATTACTACCACCTCCTCCTGATATAGTTACGCTAGGTGTAGATGTGTAGCCAGTACCACCATTCGCAACTGTTACACTTGCAATAACACCATTACTCCCATCTGATTTTAAAGTTTCCCCTACCTTAAAATATTCAGAAACCAATCCATCAAAACGAGTCTGATACATCCCTGTTGTAGCCCTTAAACTATTAGGGATTGCAACATATGTTAAAGTTAATGTGCCTGATTGACTGGGCCTAGGCACTAAATGTAATTTACTATCTTCAATATAGTATTCAGCAGGTGTCCCTGTATTAAACCTATTCGTAGAAGTATCTTGATTAAACAAATAAGCATTACTAGTTCTTTGGGTTAATATACCCCCTCTAAAAACTGGTGTGTCAATTAATTCTACAAAATCACTTGGCAGGTCAACATATGTCTTTCCTGCGCTAATATAAATATTAAACTTTCTAACATACATCTTGCTGTATAATGCGAAATCTTCTTGAGCTTCATCTAGATATTTTCCCACCCTAGTATCTATTTGACCTCTTTGAGATTCAAAAGGGACTAAAACTCTATCTATTAATTCAGTCCATGTCATTAGTTACTCCTTGGAGATTTTGTACCTACCCCTACTGGAGCCTCTATTGAATACCTATCATTTAAAATTTTAATAGTATTCATAGCCATATTTTGAGCTATATTAGCTCTCTCAACTTGATTATCCATTCTCCATAATTGAGCTTCTGCAAAATCAAGAACAGTTTCATGTAGTGATACATTTAAATCAGATGCTGTAGAACTAGCTGTTATATCTGTTGGTAGACCAAGATAATATAACTTAAGATTAGTCATTCCATCATTAGGTCGTATGTGAAGTTTATTATTAAATATCCAAGAAACAGGACTGTCTTGAGATGGCGATAGATACTGATTTTCAATCGCTTTAACGTCTTCAAATGGTATCATAATTGCAAATTTAAAGTCACCTGCATACTTAACTTCAACAGCTACAAACCTATTTCTAATAGGAGTAATAGATGAACCTAACTCAATTGCCCCTGATGCTACTTGACCTGAATTTAAGATAAGGGAACTTTGAACTTGTAACTCTGTTAGGTAGGATTCATTTAGATAATTAACTACCGTAGTCTGAGCTACGTTTAATGCTTTTAATTTTGTTGCTGATGTGAAATTTGCTTCGGAAGAGTCTTCTAACCTTAGACCTAACAAATCCACCATTTCTTGTCCAGTCATTTAATCCTTTAAAAACCACCCCCACGAAGAGGGTGGTTTGATTAGTGTTTAAGAAAGGTTAGGACTGAGAACCTACTTTTTCCCATGTCACAGAAGCCCCTGATGCACTTGTTTTCATGTGCATATCAGGTGCATCAGTTTGAACATAAATTGAGCCTTTTGGACTTGCTTTCATGTCTCCACTTGCTCCAGTTGCAGGTGCGCCTGTACCAGTTGCGAAATCTACTGCTCCTAATTGGAATACTGATAATCCACCGACATCCTTACTAACTGCTCCTGCTGATTTTTTATCAGTAGCTGTTTGTGTTATTGCCATAATCGTACTCCTTAATAAGCTGTAGGGCCACCTGTAACAACTCCTAACATTCTAGGATTACTACAGGTTAATGCACCTAACCACAAAATTTGTGCTACAGATGCATCCTGGTTAACAGGCTTTTTAAAACCTTGAAAAGCAAAATTCCTTTGAGCATTATGTCTGAACTTTAAATACTTAGTATTTATAAAGTACATATGCCCAGCAGGACAATGATCGTCAACAACAACGTCAGCACCACGATATTTCAATGCTTGAAAACCTGCATCAGCTAAGTCTGTAGAAGAAGCTCCATAACGCTTTTGCGCTGTTAAAGATTCCTCGTAAGCATCAAAGATAATTTGAGTGGTAACAATTAAGTTTGGCGCATCTTGGTCAACTGTACATTTTCCGTACATATCTCTTAATTCACGACCTATTGAATTTGCACCACTAGAAGCTGAAACAGTATTAAAGACATTGGAGCCAAAAGTTCCTGCCTGAGCATCCCACCATGTGTATGTTGTTGAGTTAATCCCACCTAAAGTTCTATCTACAGCACAAATATGCTGAAGTCCAACAAAACCGTTAGTTGTTGCATCGGCAGGTGTTGAAACTGCACTTCCACTATTATCAGAGTATAACTGTGAACCGAAAAGGTCTTTTAGTGATTTTTCTGCATTTTTAACTTTTGCAGAAATCAAATCAATAACCCTTTCAGAACCACTATTCAACGCTTCTTCACGACCACTATATGTAATAGAAGCATGACATTGAACCCAGTCGTAACTGGCATCTGTAAATACTTCTTGAGGTGTCGTATCCAAAACATCATAACCATTGTAAAAACCTTTGGCACCTGACTTAGCGTATTCAATCGGCTGAAGTACTTTGTTACCAGTAGCAATTGGCTCTGATTCTCGCAACATTTTATGAGTTAAAATATTGCTGTCGAATATGTTATCTATCATAACAGGGATGAATTTGTCTTTAGTCACAGCCGATAAGCTGTCATATGATAAAGCCATTTATTTTCTCCTAATTATTCATAGAAATTGTAATTATTAAGCGCATCGGCTCTAGCAGACTTGTAATCTTTAGACTTTGTTATTGGCTCTGTATGTTGACCTTTAACATGCCCTTCGGTTTCAGGTATACTCTTTTGGGCCTTTGCACTTATTGCTCTGTTTACGGCTGATTTGAAAGCACTATTTTCAGCAGATTTATGATAGGTTAAGACAAAAGCATCTTCAAGTCCATCAGAACCAGTAAAGCCCTTAGATATTGCAGTCTGTATGACCTCATCTAATAATTTTGAATCTGATAACTCAGGATGTTTTTGCTGAAGACTTTGGATATCTTTCTCGACTTGCCTGTCGGCTTCAACTTGCACAGCCTGTGATTCCTTTTCTTCAATTAACTTATTCAACCTATCCTCAATCTCCTCAAGCTTTGACTGCTTTTCGGTGTCCTGACTCGTGGTTTCTTTTGCCAAATCTGACTTAGCTGTAAAAAATGGATGGTCATCCTCAAGCAAATCCTTCAACGCTTCCATCACCTCTTCATTATCTCGAAGAGAATTCCATTTGCTTTGCTCGGCTTCAAAAGCCTTACGTTCAGCAGATAGAGCTTGTGATTTCTCTGTATTAGTTTTTTGCCATTCAGACTTATTATCTAAAGCTTTTAAGGCTTCACTTATTTGTTCCATATTATAAGTTTCACCATTAAACTCTAGTTTATCCTTTACCTCTAAGTCCTTAGATTGCTCAACTTGTGGCTGTTTTGATTGGTCAGTTTCCTGACTTTCTACTTCCTGGGCTTGTTGCTCACCCTCATTTACAGGATTTGGCTCTATACCCATAAGAGCATTCGCTTCATCCTGTGAAATCTTCACCCCACTATAACTAGTGAGTACTTCATTTTCAGACATTATTCTGTATATTCCCTATTTACTTCCAAAAACTTTTGAGAAAAACCCTTTTTTAGATTTCTTCCCTTTGTTACCACCAATTTTTTTACCTTTCTTCTTTTTCTTCTTTACATCTTCTTCCATCATTGTATACTGTTCTTGATAAGAAACTGAATCAATTGGTGTACTATTTAAATACGACATCATTACTAGCATTACTAATGCATTTGACATATAATTTTCCTATTTTATAGTTTTTAAAATATTGTTTATGTTGGAATCATTAATGAATTTTAGTCTACTTGCATTTGTATCAAACCTATTTAAGTCATACTTATCGCTTTTTCTTCACTTTCTTCTTTAATGCTTTTATGTAGTATTTACTCTTCATTTGGTTTTTGTTGTATTTGTTGAGCAATTTGTGGGTTTTGTTTTAATTGTTGGAAAATCTCATCTTCACTCATCCCTGCAAATTGTTGAGGATCAACACCTTGCTTTGCTTTCCTCATATTATTTATCAATCTTTCTATACCAGGAAGTTGCATATGTTCTAAAATATATTCAGGGTCTGTAATAAGTCCCATTTGAGCTAAAGATAATAATTTTTCTTCTACATAAGCATGGTTATCAGGCATCATTGAACCTACTCTAGCCCTTACCATCGTATCAGTATCCATAAATTCCTGACCTATATAAGTAATATCTGCTGTATCTTGCCCTTCTTTCATCTCCATACGATGCATTTCAGTACCTAAGTTCTTTATCATCGCTATCCACATAGAACCTAATATCTGCATAGAAGCATCTAATTGCCTTGCTTTAAAATCTATCTTACTAGTTGAGGCATTTCTATAGACCTGTGCCTGTACACCACTCGTCACATTAGGTTCCTGTTTACCCATTGTGGCTTTATTAACTCCTGAGACAGTATCAAACATATCAATTAATAATTGATAAAAATTAAATACATATCCAGGCATACTTGCAGGTTGCATCATATTGACAGCACCAGGGCCTCTTTTGCGAATAATACTACCTGGTTTATTATTAATTTGGTCTTGCACATCTGCTGTTTCATCTACCACCCATAATGGATTACTCATAAGATGTATTGAGTCCATAACCTGACTTGCAATCCTATCTAATGCTAAATTAATAGACTTTAATCTTTTCGGTTCAGGTTTTCCCCAAAATGAATGAGAACTACCACCGTTTTTCATCACTACAAAAGGGAAAGGGTAAGGGCATCGATTCATTTTATCAAGAAACTGATACCGTGATGGCCCATCGTATAGTATGACATCGTTTGCCATGCAAACTTTCCGTATTCCTCCAGGGTATCTTAGTTTGCCAACCTGATTACTGTCATTATTTTCTTCGTTTATGTAATCGATGCTTCCATCTCGCATCCATACCTCTATGAGTAAAGCACGGTCTTCTAAATTCTCCATAGCCTCAGACTCACCTTCGTAATAATTAGTTTCTTGCCCTTTGGTGTCAGTTACCTGTGTCAATGCCCTATCGCCTTGCATTACGTCAGTAATTTTTAATGCTTCATATTCACTAAGCTTCCCCATTGGATTAACAAATTTTCCCTTATCAGGAAATAATTTTTTAATCTCGTATAATGGCCTTGGCGTACTATGAATAATATATTGTGCATTTTCTAATTTTGTAGCACTAGGATTTACATAGAAAGAAAAAGGGTCTACAATGTCGCAATCAGGTAAATCATCAAACATATTCCAATTTAGCTTTACAATACCAGTTCCATAGACTAAATAATCGGTTAGCCATTCAGGGACTAATGTTGACATATCTCTCATATACCACAAGTCATCTAATTGAGCCTGTAGTACCTCTGCAACGTATTTTGATTCATCATCTGAACCAATACTTATCACATCAATTTTAGGAGGTTTAGAGGACATTATAGGGATTTGTGTATCTATCACATTGGCTATCATATCAAGCGTAAGTTGATTCTTAAACTCAGGCATATTCATCCCTGACCAATGTTCACCCATATATAACTTTTCAGATTCTCTCCATGCTTCAGTTGTTGATTTCCTAGCCCTTTTAGCCATAGAAACCATTGCATGTACCCTCTTAATAAGTTCTAATTCTTTTCCAACTGCTTTGTATTGTTCCATTAGTTTAGTGTATTTATATTTTTTTCTTGAATAATTATATCTGTCATCGAAGCTACAATATCAATCATGGCCTCCTGCACAGCAGGGTCATCATCTAAATATTGTTCAGGATTATTAATTTTCACTTTTTTCCATAAGCCTGTTTTGACATCTAACCTTTCCACTAAGACCTCAGACCTGGAATCTCTGCTTTTTGACTTTTTAACTTGGCCATTAGCTTTACGACCCAAGGTTTAGCCTCTTCTTTCTTTGGGTTTCCAATATGCATAAGGGCATAACGAGTCGCATCTGCAAGATGGTCAGGCCCTTTCGTATCCAAATCTTCGGCCCTGCGCAAATCATGTACCAACATTGGAATTGTTTCAATAAACTTTGTACAAGTTTTAAATACATGAAGTTTTGGAGGGGTTTCATCGTCCCATTTTAAATACTCTCGCAGAAGGTTCCAACCTGATAACCTATCATTGTTGGCTTTTATCACATTTATTCCCCCTTTTCTGAGAATATCAGCTATAGCCATATGACTTCCTGCTACTGCATCAGACCGATTAGTTGCTTGGGGATTTCGTATCCACATACTAGGGTCACCCATAGTTGTTTTATATTCCTCACCCTTACTTAAAGCATTCACAGCTTCAATATGACCTGATAATTCCATTTCAGAAACATAATATTCCCTATATATATAAATATTTTTTTGAGGGTCAACTGCTACCCAACTAACTGCAAAAGGGGCTTTGTAACCATAATCAATACCACGGTATAAATACCAATTAGATGGTATAGGAAACGGTTCGCAAACATGTACGTCATATCGCCATTGTGAAAAATATTGACCATAATACACATCCCAATCACCATCTAACCAAGCCCTTCTTAATTCATCAGGTAAACCCTTTAACATTTCCATATAACCAGGGTCTTCTCGCATCAAAGTTGGATTATCATGTATTTTACTAGGTATAAAAATTCTAGTCCTGCTTGTTACAGGGTCATAATAGGTTTTTTCCCTAGGGTTATCAACAAATCTTGCTTTGAACCAAGAATGTCCAGGCCCCCCAGGATTACAAGTTAAAAATACTTGAGGTGTTAATCCTATAGTACTTCTACAACTAGATATTAACTTTAAATAATCCTCCTCATCATGAATCAAAGTGGCCTCTTCTATACCCATTTTCTGATATTCATGACCCTGATACTTCTGATATGCCTGTTTATCCATTAAGTGACCAGTTCTAATAATAGCACCAGTAGGGAACCTAAATTCAGCAGGATTACCTACTACCTCAACATCTAAGTGTTTATACATTTGGGTCGCTCTATCAATATAGTCCCTTAAATCATCATAATTTCTACGAATAATCAACCCTCTAAACTGGGGGTTATTCAAATATTCAGGGTCTACCATCCATGCCATAAGACAGGAAGATTTTCCACCACCCCTAGAACCTCCAAAAGCTATTTCAAATTCCTGTCTAGCTAAGGCAAAAGCCTGTCTAGGATGTGGCTCCCAATGTACTATCATTTATATAGCATCCAATTACTTCTTTCACTATGTTTCTTTCGCTCATTATTATTCATAAGCTTCCAACATTTATACATATGTTTGATTCTGTTATCCATTCCCTTAGCTATTCCACAGAATAATTCCTTGCCCCCCCTAAAAGTTTTATCCTTTGGTTTATAATTACTAGCACTAGCAAAAGGACATATCTTATCATCAATTAATGGACAGGGCTTAAACATAGTTATAGCGTATTCTTATCAAAAATAAAGGCAGACTGTACAAACTTTGTGTTTTTCATAGAATGGTACCAGGGGCCAGGATAAAAAGTTGTGTTTATATTATTTTTTTTAGAGAGGTAATCAACAATGATTTTCTTATTTTTGATATGAGAAAGTTTTTTCATATTCTATCTAGGAGTCCCAATGGTACTGGGTGGGTATGGTACCAAAGACAATGGATGCCCCCCCTCCTTTTTTTATGGCTGTGAGCCTATCAGGATTGGAACGACTACCATTAATGATTTGATGCTTACTCATTTAAATTAGAGTACTCGCTCAACTAGTGAGTGATTCCTCCTCTATAGAACTATCAATGGTGGCCGATTGTTGGCCATTATCAGCCTGAGACTTGGGCAGGGATTCAGGCAGGGCATCAGAAATAGTTACGCTCTCACTCTGCTTCAGGGTACTAACTTTTGCAGGGTCTAATCCTACCTTCTGAGGCAGAACAATTACCCCAGTTATATTCTTCTGTTCCACTTCTAATGTCTGCGCTTTAAGGTCAGGTACCATCTTAGGTAATAGAATTCTCCATGCACTTATTTGCCTTTTGTCAGCATCATCCATAGCTACATCAAATAATTTAGATACTAGCTCATGCGCTTGGGGGTGGGATTTAACTAGGTCTTTTACAGATGTTTTAGGCCTTCCCTTTGGATTACCTGATATACCCTTAACCCATTTAGGATTAGGCATTGAAGATTGTTTTTTGATTGTTAAGCATCTTATAACATATATATATGTGTACTAGTATCAAACCGTTTAAATACTAGTCATTTAATATTAGTACTTGTATTATAAGTGTAGCATTGCTACATTAATATATTAATTAACCAAATAAGGACAGCAAAATGAATAACACTAAATATGAAAATGTAGAATTAAATGGCGAAGAACTTAAAAAATACATAGCCGAGAGATTCCCTAAAGAAGAAAAAAAAGAACCAGTACAGGAAGTGTACCATGCCTTCCCTAATGGACTTTCTTTAAATGACCCTAGAGTAGTTGCAGTTAGTCAATCAGCAGATGTTACTCCTGAAGAGGCTTTTGAATTATTAGATAATGAGGATTGGATTTGCTTAACTGATGAAGAGGCTGATGAGATGGCAAGAGAATATATCTTAGATTCAGTTTGGGCTTTTAATTCAGACTTTTTAGCCCATCATTCAGATTCAGGAGTACAAGTTTTTAATATTCTTAAAGAGGCTTGTGAAGATGCGAATTCTGCTATTTTAACCCTAATTAAAGATACAGATTATTTTGTTGAGGATGCGATTAATGCAGATGGCCGAGGACATTTTATGAGTAGTTACGATGGTGAGGAATATGAAGAGAATATTGACGGTGAATTTTGGTACTGCTACAGATTAAACTAGGTTAACTGATGAGGCCTACAATGGCCGAAACTGGGCTTAATTGCCCAGTCTTAACCAAAATAAATAAGGACAGCGATTATGAATAAAACTAAACTATGGGAAAAAGTTAATTTTCTTATTGAGGACAATAAAAGATTAAATCAATTATTAGAAGATACCTACAAGGAATTATCGGAAGTTAAAAAGCAATATAAAGCGTGTTGGTCTATTAGAGATGGAGAAAATGAATATCACGAATCAGTAAACATAACTCAGGCTCAGTATGAGAAGTATAAATCAGCAAATCAAGAAGATTTGTTTAGGGCTTTTGTATTACCTAATGGCGATGGTTTCACCAAACACCACGATAGGTATTTTGAAGGAGACATCGATTATAGATATTTTTATGATTTTGAAATAATAACAGGTTAACTGACGAGGCCTGAATGGCCGAAACGAGGTGTAACAGCCTCGTCTTAACCAAAAAAAAAGGATAGCAAATATGCGAAATTCTAATTATCAAAATCAAACAGCAGGTGCTTTTTTTCTCCTGAATTCTTTGATGGAAAATAAAGTACAGGCCTTACCTAATAATATCCATTTTATGACCGTTAAACAGGATTTAATGGATATGTATGTAAGCTTATGGAAGATTGGCAAGTCTGACGCTGAAATTATAGAGGCTGAGGATGAGGCAATGAATCAAGAAATGGAATTGGGCGAGTGGTTGCTTAATTTTGTTTATACACCTAAAACCGTTTAACTAAGGAGGAAAATAATGGGAGATATACTCATAAAAAAAGTCTTCGGAAAGCACATGGAAAGCCATGGCGAGACTATTTCTGTAGACTTTCAAGAGATTAAACCTGATGGCGATTTAACATCTCTTGAGATGATGAAGGAGGAGCCTAATATGACTCTTCGTAGAGGGCAATACAGCTATGAAAAAGATGGATGCATTGAAACCTATGATTTGAGAGTGGTTGCTAATGTCAAATTAACTAGAAGAGGTAAATCTAAGAAGGTTCGTATTGGGTTAACCTTAGACAGTAAACAACTGGCTGAAATTGCTAGTAAAACTCAGGAGTGGATTAATCCTGATGGGACAGTTAAAAAGTTAGGTTAACTGACGAGGCCTGAATGAATGGCCGAAACTAGGTCGCAAGGCCTAGTCTTAACCAAAAAAAAGGACAGTAATTATGTATATAGACTTAGAACACGATTTTAAAAAGAAATTAGATGCAAATCTAAAAATACTAAATGATTTGTGTAAAGAACCTTATTCAGTTGAGGCTCAGGCTATTTTCGAACCATTCCCAACTATGGAACATCCGAATGGTGGTATTTATATCGAGTATCATTTATACAGAATAAGAAGGTTTGAAACTTATGGAAATTTTGAACAGATGAAAGCTAAAATCAAAAGATGGTCAGGTATGCAGGAGCCGAAATAACAGGTTAACTGATGAGGCCTATAATGGCCGAAAACAGGGGTTTTTCCCCTGTTCTTAACCAAATAAAGGACAGCATAATGATATTAACCAAAGAAAAGTTATTATTCCACTTTGAAACAGTTTGTCGAGATAGAATCTCGACTTTAATTGAAGATAGTGGTAGGGGTATTAATTGTAATTGTAACATCGAAGTGGATTCTTGTGAGGAGTGTAGTTTTTGGGCTGAAGGTGTTCGTAACTATCAATTATACCTAGATGATATTAAAGAAACTAAAGAAAGCAATAATTCAGATTGTCAGAAATGCGCTGAAGAGGAATATGAATCTAAAAAGTTTTGGGGTGAGGAGACTGAATAATGGAATATTATATAAAAATGGAATGTTTAGGTGGAGATGAATTTATGATAAAAATAGAGGACGGTGTTGGCTATGATTGTGTTACAGATATCAATGATAACAGAGTTAAGGTATTTAACAGCCTTAATGAGGCTAAAAAAGAATGTGAATTATCAGATGAATATGTGGTTTCAGATAATGGCGAGATTGTTTATTGGGGTAAAGAATGTGCAGATTGTATGAGAAATTTAAGACATCCTGATGATATAGTTGATGATTGTGAAACTTGCAATAATACTGGACTAGTTAATCTAGATAGTGAGGAAATCTAATGTTAGAAGGTAGACAAAATATCGAAATAGCAAATCAAGACAGGGGAACTGCAACGTATTACTATCGATATACTTTCAATGGTGCAAGACAGAGAATTTATCTAGGGAATTCTTCAACTCCTTCTAGGGTTTTAGAAAGAGCCTATGAAGATGCAATTGGAGAAGTTTACGCCTTAAAAAGAGGCTTTGTTGCTCAAAAACCAGTACAATCTAAGCCAATTTACTTGGGGAAGGTATTGACTCGATATAAAAACAAAGTGAATCATCCTACTAAGACTTTTCACGAGAAATTCTATGAATTTAAGCACTTCATTTTATTTTTCGGCAAAGAATCAGACTGGGATGATAAAAATAGAACTATTAATCCTGCCTGTAAAATTGATTTAAGGAAAATTAAAACAAGTCACTTAAATAATTTCTACACTTCCGAAGTCAAAAAGGGTAAATCAGAAAGTACAATCAATGGTCGTAAAAAATACCTCGCCCCTTTTTATCGTTGGATGGTTGGTGAGCAGATACTGGATCGTGACCATCATTCATTTGTAATGACGAATAAAAAAGCTCCTAAGAAAACTTTTGAATATCAGGCCTTAGAATACAAGATAATTAAACAGGCGATAAAGATTGCACCTTCTGATTTTTTCAAGCATTTATGGTCTGTTATGGCTTATACTGGGCTTGATCCTGTTGATGCTATAAGTCTTAATAAGGATGATAGCATAAATCATGTTAATGGGGATGTTTTTATTATTACAAAACGAACCAAGACTAAGATAACTGCTCAAGTACCTTTATTTCCTGAACTAGCAAAGCTTAAAGATGGGATATTCAATCTTAATAAGCAGGGTACAATTAGAAATTCCAATGTACAATTTAAAAAGGCCATTGATAAACTAGGTATTGTAGCTAAAGATAATCATAAGATTGCTCAAAAATGTATCAGGCATAGTTTTATGACTCATTGCCTACAAAATGGTGTAAAGCCAAGTGTACTTAAAGATTGGGTAGGTCATGTTTCTGAAAAGATGCAGAGAACATATAAAGACCTCAACTTAACATCTGCGAATAATCACAATAATCTATTTTAACATAAAGGATAGCAAAATGAAAAACACTAAAACGGTAAGGATAAATCTAGAATCAATCGAATCAAAATGGAGCGCATTTAGTCTGTATGCAAAGAAGTTAAAGATGCCACCACAAAAATTATTGGGCATAGCATTAAATGAGTATATTACCAGGAATCTTGATGCGATTACTACTAACTTAAATGAACACTACGAATTAGAGGATTAATATATAACCTAAAGCAAAAAGGCCTCGAAAGAGGCCTTTTTTTTTAGAAGGATTGTTGTCTACTTATTTACGGAACATACAATTTGTTGTTATTGATTTATCCTTCTAAATCTACTTAAGCGTTCATCCATTGTATAATCACCCAATCGGTAAAGGCTTTTATACCACACCACCATACATATAGAACTAAAGTAAAAAAGAGTAAAGCAATTGCAGATGCCAATAAGGCAATTCCAATTCCCATAAGGTTCACAACCCATTCCCATAAATTCCATACAATCATACGTCCCCCTCGTCTTTTATAACATAGTACACGAGAATTAAAATACCCAAAGTAGTAAATAAAAGAACATCTAACATTCAGGGTCACCTAAATTCCCTCGGATGAAAGCCCTATCTTCAGGCACATCACTTTCATTCTTAGTTATCATATTTAAAGAATTCTCCATTTCTAACTGTTTTTCATTCTCCTCAAATGTTTTCTGTTCAGGACAATTAACAATAGCTTGTATCTCTTCTTCACTAAGAGTCTTTTCTAATATAGTAGCATAAGTCAATTCAAGATATTGAATTAAATCCATTATTCGGCCCAAAACACTTTCTGTAGAGTACTCTTTACCAGTATTGATATAATTAATAATACTAGACCAATGCTTTTTCATAAAGGTATACAATACATGTAATGGTTCAATCTTTATATCTTTTGCTGTTGCTTTGAAATTGGCCAAAACATCTTCATCCCCTCTTGATTCAGTATACTCTATGCGCTTACTCTTTGCTTGTTCATCGCCTTTACGTCTAAAATGTTTAATAACGGCTTCATATGTTTTAATATCCATTAATGATAACTCCTTCTTCTTTTTTTGATAGATTTAAAATGTTGTAATCTGTCGTAAGCCCTACCCCCCACCAGTATCCTACCTTCCTTTAATAGATTTTCATAGAAGGCAATTAACCTCTTAATACTATAATGATTTAATCCTTTAGGCATTAGTTTATCTCCTCATATTCGTAAAACCATTTACGTTTTGTTGTTTGTGAATTCTTAGCCTTCATCAAGGCTAAGTTAATTGTTGATTCTTGATTATAGGGGTAGTAGGCAATGATGTTCTTGGGTTCGTAATAGATCGCTACATAATCAATTAAAGAATTTTCTTTATAGCTCGGCATCTTAATCTCAATAGAGGTTTTATTTTTTAAGCACCCAACAGTCTTTACCTGAATCCTTTTGAATTTCCCATCAATATAGCATACAATATCAGTATTCCGATTGTCTATCAATGGGATAAAGCATTCAATATTCTTAGATGTTAAATCATTTTTAATTTTATTTTCTCCTATCATACCCTTTTGAATACTTGTTAAGTCTTTAAACAACATCTTGGACAAACTCCTCGGTTTAGTTTATAGGTAGTAAAATCTTTATAATATTCCACATAGGGAGGCTTACTGGTATGTTGCCAAGTAATTGTACACTTAACACATACACGAATAGGTTTCTCATTACTAAAATTAGGTGTCCTATTGTAATCACTCGCTTGTTTCTTCTGCTTTTCCAGTTGCTCTATGACCCAACCGATGCCCTTCGAAAATGTCCCTGACTTGGATTCCTTTTTCATGAGCCTGAGCTATTAACTCAACCATTGGTCTGAGTGGTAACGATAATATAGCTTCCATTCTGTCACCACGGCTGACCACCCCGACTTCAGTTTTTTCAGGCAACATCCACCGTGGTACTCGACTACGTCTTTTACAACCCAACCACATATCCATAATTTCAATATCACCTTTTTCATGATTTGCTCCTCCTCTATCTCGATTGTGTGCTTTTAGAGAGAATTCCTTGAATAAGCGCACTACCTCTCTCTGTAGCTCTGCGCCTCTTTGCCTGTTCCTCTTGCCTCTTCTGACGTTCTGAGGATTTTTCATATTTGACATTATACTCCTCCATAGTGATTCCTTTAAATTCTTTACATTTAGGACATTCAGCATTAGCACCATATACAAAATCCATAAGACTTTCATATTTACAGGACTCACACTTTCCTTTTTTCATAAAACTTTTACCTTGAACAACCCCAAATGAGTCATTTGTAGGTTTGTCAAAAGAATCATTTTTATTTTTTTTATAAATAGTTTTAGAAAAACTTGCTTTATTTATTTTATTTATATTATTATTATTATAATTATTATAATTACTATAATTATTATAATTAGCCCCCCCACTATTTTTCATCTTTTGATTCACTTTCCGATTCAACCCTGTAATGTTAATCTGCCTATCTTCATAATTAATTAGACTTACACGAGTCTGTTTTGATTCATTATTGATTCTAATTTGATTCATCTTCACTAACTTCTTTAGCCATCTATTGAGGGTAGATTGGCTCCAATTCATTGATTCAGCCATTTCCCTCTGACTTTTAATAAATTCTCCTACTCTCAAAGTGATTAATTGATTACCAACAATAACCTTTTCTTCTTGATACTCGGCCCACAGCACAAGTTGTATAAATGCCTGACCCTGACTGAAAGGTTTACCATCATTCCACAATTCATTAAATTCAATATCTCTCCATATTTTCACATAGCCTAACTTTGGATTAGCCACAGATAACTTCCTCAACTGGGATGATTACTAGCTTTGATTTTTTCTGATCGCCACCCATGACAAAATGATTCTTATGTAGGTGTCGCATTACCAACTTGGTTAACCTTTTTTTTGTGATGATTACCATCATTGGCTCACTATCTTTAATCTTGATTAAAAACAACCACCAATTAGCTGTACTTGTTAATAGCCCTGAGTCTTTACCATTGCATTGAATTTCGATTGCAAGGTTTCCAGTTTTATGAGCCTTAAAATCTGTCTTTACTTCTAACTTACCTTGCAGTATGTCTAAAGCCTGAACCTCGCCATTTAGACCCCTTAATAAATCAATATCAAAGGTATCTGCACTATTCTTACCATAGCGAAGTTGTTGAATAATATTTTCTACTTGGTCAGCAGATAAATTTAATTTTAATGTTGGCATAGGTATGTGGTCTTGTGGAGGAACAGGGGGGCTTTAATATATAACAAGGTAGTATCCGAGATAATAACCCCCCTGCGACTGATGGATTGTGGTTTTTAGGTAGTTGCGAAGTTCCCATCAGTTAATTTTTTTTATTTTTGAATTCAGGATGCAACTGGTATGATTCCCATATTTTAACTGCCATATCAGAATCATATCCTTCTTCAAATGTTAAGTATTTAATGACTTCCTGGGTTAGTTCTTCAGGCTTAACAGCTAATTCGCCAATCAACTCGTTAAGTTTTGGAAAAGCATCTTCACAGATGCCATCAAATTGAATATCGAACTCAGTAGTCATAAGATTAATTAGAATGGGAAGTCATCATCTTCTTGTGAAGAACTACCCTCTAATGATTCTTGTTTTAACTTATTCATCTCTTTCGCATTAAACATATTACCAGTATGACTTGGCTGTGCTTCATGTGAACGGTCTTGATTTTCCCAAAATTTTCCTTCAAATAAAGTTTTATATTCATCTTTTTCATTATTTGGGTTATCATTTGGAATAACTGTGTTTAATTTGATATTCATTGAACCATCATCCTGTCTCCAACAAGAGACAAACATAAATTTGCGAGGGTCTGTTTTATTCGCCTTCTTATATGCCTTTTGTTTTTCTCCGAAAACTTTGTAATCAACTTTTGGTTTCTGTTTCATTGGTGTCCTTTTGTTTTTTGTTAAAAATAGTTTGTTTAATTTTTTCGTATAACTTCCCAACTTTAGATTGCTTACTTACTATTCGCTCAGGAGGAATCCTTAAATCAAGATTATTACTTTCCTGAATAACTGAATTCCCTTTTTTAGAACTTCTCTTAGCTAAAGCCTTCCTGATATTTCTCCTACGAACCCATTCAGAATTCGGATATTTAGGTTTGTGATGTTTAGATTTCGTCATTAAGGCATTAACATTTCTCTTAAAGATTTTACTTCATCAATAAGAGTCTCTATCTTACTTTCACATTTAATAAGCCTATATACGATCCTGACATAAAAAATAGTAGTCAGCAATACAAACACTTCCCAACCCAATATAAAGGTCAAGTTGTCATTAAATAGTGAGTCAAAATAATGTTTCATTATAAATCCAGTTTGAAGTTTTTTGTAATTAATGGAGGTGTAGAAGGCTGTTCAGATTTTTGATTAATTTTCCATAAACGATGCAATGATAAAGCTTTTTCAATCAATTCCTTAGAAACATCATTGCGCTTCATAGCCTTATTTCTAATTTCTTTAGCTTTAATTTTAAAGGTAGGTTTAGTTCGCCATTTACCTGTGCAATACAATACACCTAGAACTGATATTTTTATACCGTAAATTTTCTCAGCTAACAAAGCATAGGCCTGACATTGAGTAAAATGACTATCATGCTCTGCACCAGTCTTTAAATCTCCCAACATATACACATCCTGATTCTGCCTCTTGCTATGCCAAGATACCAATAAATCAGCAGTACCTGCCCAAGGTACGTCAGGATGCCACATCATTACTTCACTAGCTAAAATATTTGGCTTATGTTCATTATAAAAAGCATTGTAACTCATTATCTGTTTGCAGATTAACTCTATAGCCATAGAAGGAAATGGATAAATCAATCTCCATCTAACATCAGGATATCCAAGTAACATATCCTCAATAATAATAGGCTCCTCACCTTCAGGATAGTCTATACCATCAGAATATGCAATAACTTTACCACCTCTATTCAGATGGTCAACACAGTCATGAGTAACTGTGCCTATAATTGCACTTGTAGGGCCTATTATATCAGCCCACTTTCCATTAGTTTTATACCAATCTTGTAAACCATTTGATGATTGAATACTAGCTACGGTAGTCCAAGATGGTTTTAAAGGGTTTGCAGTTTGATGGAATATGTCATTTTCAACAGGCCCATAGAACCTACCCCCAGTCCTTTTAAACCTTTTTGCTCGAATACCCTTTTTTAAATCAAGTACAGTTTTTTTATCTAATTTTCTCTGTTCGGCTCTTTTGACTTGTCTTGATTTTGTTTTGGCATCCTTGGTATTTGCATTACCCATTAATGTTACACCACGAATGGAATTTTTCCATTGGTATTCGTATCATCTTCGCACTTAATCTGATATGAGGTATCTCACCGTTCATTACTCTATCATATATATACCTATAATCAACCTTCAATAGGTCTGCACAGTCTTGGATACTATAAAATATGGGTTTTAGTTTGGTTTTCTTTGGCACAAATACTCCTATAATGTTAGTCTTTGTATGTGGTACACCTTAATGCATTTTATATGAAATCTTAATAATTGGTATCAAAGTGTTGATATATATTATATATTAATATTTAAATGTCAAACTACTAATATTTAAATACTATGGTATAATATGTTATAAAATGTTATATTATGTAGTATTTAAAACAGGATTACAATATGACAAACAATAATAAATTCAAGTTACTTAGACAGCAAATGGGTATGTCTCAAGTAAAACTTGCTGAGTTTTTGAACATGTCTCCAGGGTCTATATATAAATACGAAAAAGGAATACATAGCCCTCGATTAGACATATTAGAAAAAATGGAGGGCTTTACAAGTCAACATCGAAAGGAAGGGGATAAAGATATGCAGTCAACAACGCATAATGAATCAAGCCTAGAATCAAGGCTAAAAGATAAAGAAACGATAATTGGGTATATGACAGAAGAAATAGCAAGTCTTAAAATTCAATTAAATAACAAACAAGTCGAAGCGACACATTGGGAGGGATTAGAGTGTGATTTCGTAGCTAAGGTAGGCTTGAAAATAAAGAATTTTAAAATGGTCAGAACTATTTTAGATATTACTAATTACGAAGTACAAGCACTTCGCTTAGGATACTCAATAGACGAATTGAGTGATTTATGGTCTATAGGGGAAGAATATACAGGTTTCTCAACTCATCCTATTGACAAAATTATGACTAAAGAAACTAAAAATACCCTAGATAGGATAGCTCATTCACTACCTATAATGTTAGATACTCTCAAAAGCATGGTAGGAAATCACTACATACCAGTACCTCTAGTTTATATCCATAAAAATAAAAAACATATACCTGCAATTACATATAATAAGGTTTTATGGGCAGATGGACTGGTTTATTCAAAAGTACAATTTCTTAATACTTAGAAAAGGGGAGTGGCCAACAATTGGCCAACATACCCCTTTTTTTGTGGAGAGAGAGGGATTCGAACCCTCGAGAAGGCTATAAACCCTCTACTCGCTTAGCAGGTGAGTAATTTACCGAGGGGGACTCACCTTTTTGAGGAGTACTCTCCGAAAAAGTCTTTGGATGCATTGATTATGTTGTATATTTGTAGCCTTCACGATGGCCAACAATTGGCCAACATTTAGCAAAGTAGTCTGTTTTAGATATAAAAAAACCCCCAAAGGACAGCAATCCAAAAAGGGGGTTTTTTCAGTTAACCTAAGTAGATTAACTCGGCCCTGTTAAGGGCTTAACCAAATCAATAAATTTTTCAACAGAACCTTTTCCACCACTTGTATTATAAAACTCCTTCCATTGTTCTCCTGCCTGTTCTACTGTGGTAGGTAAAGGTTTCGGAATTCTCCAATATTTCAAACGACAATGTACAATCCCTGTAGCAATATTCACAGTTAATAATCGACCCCAGTCTATACTTTCAGGTTCCATCCACGGTTTAACTTGAGTCATTGAGGCACGACAACATTGCAATGCTAATTCTTTCCTATATTTTATATAGTTATTAATCTGAGAAATCGCTGTACTAGGTTCAATTTGCCAAAAACTTCTTGCAGGGCCTGTGCCTAACTGTTTTAGGTATTTATAATTAGACTCAACATGCCCTGTCCAATACACAAGATTAACGGCATCATCACTAGCATATTTAGAACCTAATCTTTCTAAAACATCCTTAATAATGCCTTGTATCTGTAAATGGCTAATCAGCTTTGCCTCCCATTAGGACAGCTACACTATCTGTAGCACAATCTGCCACTTTTTTACAATGCGCTATTTCTTCTTCTTCTGTCATTCCTTTTAAATCAAATCTACTCGCCACACTTTGAGCGATTAACGATTCAAATTCATCACTTTGAATTTTCTTCATCAATTCCTTTGTAAACATTGCGAGTACTTTCTTTGCAAATCCTTTCATATTATCTCCATTATTATGTTAATTATAATGGGGAGTGTAATTAATGACATAGCTCCCCATGTTTTGATTTGAATCAAACTTTTTTCATGTTGCGATACTTGGCCATTTAAATTATCTAAATGGGTATCAATTCTTTTTAAATGTTTAAAAATGGTTAACTGTCTTTCATTTAATTTGGTTAGCAACCTTATGACTTCTTCCCTATGGTTAACTTCGGCCATTAACCCTCCCTGATAGATAACTAATTTTGTCACTCAAATCATCAATTTCCTTCATCATACTCTCGTGCCGTCTATTACGTTCATCACTTTCTTGCTCACCTGTTCTTTGTATCTTATCGTGTAATTTTAAAACAATAGATTGAGTGTTGTGTATTACCTCACCCATAGAAGCAGAATTCTCTCTTATGGCTTCCAATTCTTCATCTTGATGCTTTTGAGACTTTATAAGATTCGTAATCATAAATCCGAATAAAATCATACAACATCCGATAACTCCTAACTCACCATAGGCTTCAATTAAAGTTGTTGTATCCATTAATTATTTTTTCACACCTGGTAATGGGTTTATTTTTTCCCAGGATCGGTTTAACAAGTAAACAGCTATAGTTTGAATAATTGTCCAAAATTTTATATATATATATTTCATTTACTTAATCTCAACATATTCGTATTGGTTATGATTATAACACCAGTTCTCACCACTATGGATACTCCCATTATAAAAATGTTCAATACCTTCACTATCTGTAATGGTACTTAATACTTTAAGTGAATCGTTATATGGTTCATCAAGAGAATATCCCATAACAGACCATCCTAAACAGCTAGAAAGGAAAACTGCTGACAATAATGTCAGCAGTAAACATAGTACCAATAAGCTATTTGGCTTGTTCAATTACTTCCCCTTCTTCAGGCATTTTTTCACCCAAGATATTCATAAGTTTATCAAGAATCGAGTCGTATCCATATTGAATCTGTTCTAAATTAAAGCGCATATTCCCCATTTTATTAGTTTGGTCTCTTAGGTGATGTGTTAACATTTGCGCTTCTTTACTTAAATCCTGAATTATATACTCTTTACCGTTAGGGAGCGTAATTGAATCAGGCTTTTGTTTTTTTTGTTCAGCCATTTATTATCCTTTCGTTTACTTTTCAACTGCTGTTTTAACTTTAGCCATTTCAGCTTCTAGTTCTGTTTTTCTCGCAGTTAAATTGGTTATTTGATTGTCTACATCTTTCACTTGATTTTCAAGTTGTGCATAGGTTACTTCTGTTTTTTGTTTAGCAGGAGTATGTTCTTTCTCTACAATAATTTGCTTCCAGTTAGGTGCAGAACTCTCTACTGTTTTCTTTACAAACTTATCAGCCATTTTATTCTCCTATTTTAGCCTTTAAGGTTTCTACTTCGTTTTTTAATTCCTTGATAGATTCTATCAACATTGGAATGATTTGATTATATTCAACGTATTTCATATCATTTTCTGTAGAGACAGCAGTAGGTAAATGCTGTTCAATTTCTTGAGCGATAACACCTATTTTTACCTCTCCAGTTCTATTATCTGTATATGAAACTCCCCTCATCTTAGATGTTGTTTCTAAGGCGTTAGGAATATCTTGAATATTATCTTTAATTTTTATATCTGAGGTTAAAGCACTTCCACCTGAATAAACTGTTGTATTAAAATAAGCCTTTCCATTTTGAAGTAACCTGAGTACATCAGCAGTTGTTTTAGAAGAAATACTTAATTCATCATCGGCTGTACCTGAACCACTTCTATCGTGTTCAAAAATCCAGTAATCTCCACCTGTATTATCAGCGAAAATGAATTTGCCCGATGCACTATCATCAGTTCTAATTTCAAGAGTACCATCTGCTGAAAATCTAAATTTTTCTCCCGATGCTTGAGTTCTTAATGATAAAATAGCTTCATCTACGCCATCTCCTGCTCTAATCATTACCCCTTGACCAGTTGTTGCATGACTATTGTGGAATAATGCTACAAAGTCACCATCTGCTGATTTTTCAACATGAATTGGATAAGAAGGTGATGCTAGAAAAAACCCAACATTTGCATAATGTAGAAAATGGTCACTAGAGCTTATATAGTGATAATTTAACCCACTAGTATTAAAATAAATCCCCTCATTACTTTGTATCTGTAATGCTTTATTTGCCTGTGATGATTTAATAAGAAAAGTACCTGCGCCTGTTTCATCAAGAGTTCCAACACCACAAACATTAACAGCAGAAGCATTAATATCAATACCATAGTTAGCATTACCAATAGTCATGGTAGAAGCAGAATTATGAAGAATACTATTTAAGTATAAAGTTTGAGTTGAGGCTACGGTTATATTTCCTGTAATAGCCATATTAAATAAGCCTGAACCTTCATTAACAAGATAAAACAATTTATCAGAACTTGTATTTGTTGAAAACTGAATAGTTGCTGTATCAGGAAAAGTAAAATCATAATTAGCTACACCTAAATCTCCAAGTCTTAAAGCGTAGGCACTAGTAGAGGATTGTTCAGAGCGAATCCCTCCACCATTTGCATATATTTCCCCTGAAACAGAAATATCACTACCAATAGTACAAACTCCTGTATCACTTATATTAAGTCTTTGCACTCCTGCTGTAACGAAACCAAGAGCGTTATTAGATGGATTATAGAGTCCAGTATCAGTATCAGTTCTAAAGCAAAGAGGTAAGCTCCCAACTACTCCTGGGGCTATAGAGAGCGTATTACTTGAATTCATTGTAACATCTGACTCAAACTTAGTAGCGTGATTAATGAAAAAACTACCAGTCCCACTTCTTCTAGCTAGAATTAAATCTCCACTATTATGGTACATATAACCAATATCCCAAGTACCATTAGCATTTTTAATTCTATACATAGCTTCGGCATCACCTGCACCCTGAGTCTCTGCATAAAAAACAGCATCTTCATTTGTAGCAGTAGCAACTCTATTCACATCACCACCAAACGTAGATGTTTGTCCTTGCAACTTTAAGACAGGAGTAGAGGGATAAGTTCCTGTGTCTGTAACACTCCAAAAATAAAATGCACCTGCATTAGCACCATTACCACTTGAACTGCCTCCATACATATTTAAAACAGTTCCCCAATATCCACCTTCTTGTCCACCACATATTTTTATATTACCAGTATCGCTAGTTCTGTCAACAATAAAAGTTGAAGCTGAACTACGAACACTTCCACTAAACGTAGTGTTTCCATCTGTGCCAATAGTCATCTTATGAGAATTATTAACACCAAAGGCTAAAGGTTGATTGACTCTAGTGACTATTTGCGATGTACCTGTTGGATGAAATTCTATTTGTCCAATATTTGTTCCATCAGCCATTTTAAAATATTGATTGTAAGCTGTGCTTCCACCACTATCAGCAGTCCAATGATAGCTTATATTTGGAATTAAACTTGTATTGGTAACGCCATTAATTTGAAATTTTAATTCACAACTCGCTCCATTACCTTCAGCTAGGTTTAAAGTACCAACTGTATCAGCAGTTGATAGTGTTGCAGTTGTTGGGTATTGACTAGAATATTTTGATTGTAAATCTGTAAAAACAGGAGATGTAGCGAAAGTAACTTGACCTGCTGTATTAATATTTATAGCAGTTACATCACTAGCACCACCATAAGCTTTCTTTATTATATCTAAGCCATTGCTAGAGTTATGTTGAATATCAAAACCTGTCCAAGCACTATTTGCAGTTTTGTTAGTTAAGCTAATTTTACCTGCACCATGAAGATAAGATGTGCCTTGAGATACCATCACCCCTGCATCAGTTACTTCAAAAACACTTGATAATGAACCACCTCCAAACCTTGTCATAAAGATTTGACTAGCACCACTAGTATTTTGTTTTAAATATAAATTACCAGTATTGTTAATAATATGACCATGAGTACCTGTATGGATTGCCTCTAAGTCATTGTCAGCACCTAAGTATAAATATTTATTATCTGTTAAAGATAAATTCCCACTAAACGTAGCATTTCCTGTAACTCCTAAAGTATCAGTACAATAAACTTCATCCTCAAGGACAATTTGAGTGGATTCAACTCGCATTTTCCTAGTTCCATTAACCGAAAAGTGTAATAAGCTAGTTCCACCTTTATACATACCTGTTGATGCTTGTGACCCAAAAGCGTATGCAGGAGCAGAGGCTGTACCATTACTAGCTAATATTGCACCAGTAAATGTAGCACTACCATTAGATGCTATTCTAAGTTTTTCAGTAGGTGTTCCTGCTGACCCAGTTGTAAATGAAATATCTCCTGAATTTTCTGATGTGCCTTCTTGTCTAAATAAGATTCCTGCAATTCTATTTCCTGCACCTGCTTGAGCCTCTATCGCTCCAACCACACCATCATCAGCAATATCTGTTGCTGTATTTGCCAAAGTTAAAGCAGGGGCTGAACTTGCAGAGGCTGTTTGTATAGTTAAATTTCTACCCCATGTAGTAACAGTCTCACCACCAATACCCATATCACCATTAAATGTAGCACTTAAATTAGAAGAAATAGAATATGCTACACTACCTGCATGATTTTTGAATTGATAACTACCTGCTTGTTCTACTAAACCATCATAATATCCACCTGAATTATAATAATTAATAGTTGTGACATTACTAGCATGAGTATATCGAATCTCATGTCCACCATTCCCTTTCATTGTAAGATTGCCACTTGTATCAATAAGCATCCTTTCAGTATCGTTTTGAAGAAAAGATAAACCATGATTTGATACTGCACCCATCCACACTTTTGTATCTGTCACATAAGCTGACCATCTAGCATTATTGGTTGTATCAATAACACTTAATACAGGGTTAGAGGCGTGTTGTATAGTTGTATTTCCACTAAACGTAGTAGATAAATCAGAACCTTTAATTCTTATTACTTCTGTATTAGTACCACCGTCATTAACATCAAAATATATATCTTTATCTTGTGTTTCTTGCCTTATAACAGCACCATCACTTCTAGAATCAATTCGTAATGCACTAGCACCTGTTTCTGTTAATATAATAGAGGCATTGCTAGATTTTGTAATATTGACGTTTCCACTAAATGTAGCCTCGCCACTATTAGCAAAAGTTAACCTTGCAGTATTATTAGTCCTTATTTCTAAAGGATGATTTGTGGTTGTGCCTAACATACCACTTGTAGAAGTGATATAACCTGAATACATAGTTTTAGTTCCATCCGTTACACGAAGATAAGGGTCAGAACTTTTGTCAACTTCTAAACCACCAGTAAGCGTACCTCCACCTAGAGATAGGAAACTTCCTGTGTCACCTGAAAATATTAATTTTTTATATGTTGCCATTATTTAGTTGGAGGAGGGCATTTCTCAATAGCCTTTTCTATCTTATTAATAGTTTTTGCTACTAAAACAACATCCTTTCCCTGAACATTAGAGGAGTCCATAAGTTGTTTTATAATTGTTAAATCAATTAACGTAAGGTCAAGTTTCAAGATTACTCCTATGTAGTTCGCTTATTTTTTTTATAACAGTATATGCCTGTTCAATTTCACTCCCTTCAAAAGTTGACCGACCAATTAATTTTAATAAGAAATCAGTATCTTTAATCCCTAACTTGGACACAGGAGTTGTTTTAATTACCTTAGACATTAAGCAGTTCTCAGATATATATCTCCATTATCCGAGTCATATACCAAGCCACCAACTGGGGCCTCCGTATCACTTGACCCTGGTGCGCCACCTGTTTTAGAAACATTTAACATAATAGGACTTCCTGCCGATAAATTACCACCAAGGTCTGCATCAGCATTCGTTCCTACATACCAAGCATCAGCAGTTTCATTCCAATATAAAACACTATTATCTCCAGTACTTCCTCTTTCGACTACAATACCTGCTGATACACCTGCACTAGAATGCTCTGCATTCAACACCATAGTATTATCATTTATTTTTAGAACCTCTGCACTTGTTGTAATATTCGCACCAGTTACAGTTAAATCACCTGAAACGGTTAATCCTCCTGCTACAGTTACATCTGCACTTGAAAGAGAAATAGCAGTAGTGCCGTCACTAGACTTAATATCATTCCCTCCAACCTTTAAATCTGTTTGAATTTGAAATTCTGTAGGGGTAATAGTTACTGCATGACCTGAACCTGCCCCATAACCATTTATAGTGGTTACAGAAATCTTAGGTGTAGTTACTTGATGGTCTGCTCCTGTTACAATAACATTACCATCTGATGCTGTTATATTTCCTGCTGTAGATGTCCATGCACCTGCACAGCCTGTAACTGTGTTAGGTAAAGTAGTATCCATAGAGAGTTGATATGCATTTGTGCTATCCTGAGATAAACCACGACCTGCCATTCTTGTTATTAAGTCACCATATTTAATTTTTCTATTTCCCACCCCATCATCATGAAATGGAATTGTATCGTCACTATCAATTCCTGCATTAGAAATTTCAGTTAAATTTTGCAATTTCATAGTAAGGGTTATGGTTTCAGCACTTGCCTGATTTGTAGTAAAATCACCTGCTGTCGGAGACATTCCATCTCCCCCTGCTAAGGTTATAGTGGTATTATTTGCTGAGGGATTGCCTACCCAGGAAAATGTTCCATCTCCATCTGATTTTAGAACCTGGCCATCACTACCATTTCCACTTACGTTTAATAAATCTGCTCCAATTTTATTTGATGAAGCTGTTGTTAAAATCTCACTATATGTTGCCATTTTTTATTCTCCTATGTTTTAAACTGCTAAATATAATACACCATTTAAATTCACCATATCACCTGCACTAGGAGAAGATGGTAAGGCTCCAACTGACTGACTTCTAATTGTTCCATCACTCATAAATTGACATAACTCATTACTGCCTTGTTGTAATGTCACATCGTTATCACCTAAGACAACTTTACCTTTTGAACCATCACCTTTTTCTAATGTGCCATTTTCTGCTGATATAACCAAGTCATCATGTCCTGTTTTACTAAAAGTCATGGACTCTTTAGTAATTAAATTTTGTCTTACTTCGATAGCTGTTTTTGAATTATTCCAAATAAAGCCATCTACTGCTGTTGCATTTGCTACACCAAACTTGTAATTATTAGAAATGATATCACCACCGATAATATCAGTTCCTGTAATTGTTGTACCTGTAATAGCACTACCTGATACACCTTCACCTGTAATAGTTCCTGTATAACTTAAATTACCAGTTATAGCTAGGTCTCCAGTAATCGTTGTATCTCCAGTAATACCTGTTGTTCCAGTAATACTTGTATTACCATCAATTGTTGTGGCCCCTGTAATTGTTGTGGTTCCCACTACATCAAGTGTATTGGTTCCTAAATAAAGAGGACTTCCAACACCTTCACCATCAAAAACTCTTTTTGCTGTGTTTTCTAAGCCTTGATTTGAAGTTTCTGAAGCAACTGTTAATAAGTCTTTAAAAGTTTCTGAGGGTGTTTTGTTTAATAAACTTGCCATAATTGCCTGTAATTTTTAACCATTTGCAATAGAACCAAACCTAATTAGAGTAATTCCTAAGCCTTTCTTTTTGGGCTTTTCTAAAACGATTTCTTCTTTTCTTGTATTCTTTGCGATTCATATTCCCTTTTTCATAATAACTAGCTAAGTAGTTATAATACTTTGCATGTTCTTGGTAGGTGTATAATTTTCTGCCCATATTCCTTTCATACTCATACAAAATTCTATTTTCAGATTTAGAACTAAATGGTTGGTAGAATTGTCTTATAAAAGGTGCATTCGCATAATCAGTATCATATTCTACAGCAGTAGAATGTATTGTATTAATCGAATTCACTAAAAATTTTCCTGCTCCACCTGTTAAGTATTTTACTAGATATTCATAAACTTCAGGACTCCAATCACCCATAGAGTCTAATGGGCCTCTAATAGCATCCTTAATACTACCATCTGCATTATAGCGAATTTTACCACCCATAACTTTAAAGATACCCTGTGCTAAATTTTTATAAACATTAGGAGTGTTTTTCCACGCCATTTCTATTTCAGCTTTATAAGGGCCATATACATTGGTTGGTTTTATTGGCGCACCTGAGAAATCTTTATTAGTAGACAATTGCACAAAAGGGTCAGATACAGTAGGAGATAAACCCTGTAATAAATCACTAGAACCAAGTGGGTTAAATGAACTATTAAGCGCAGTTAGAAACCGTTCTGCTTGATTCCAATACTCAACAGGCTTCCCCTCCATTTGCCTCCAAGTTACATCTCCTGCAATATTTCCAATAACCTTGAAAATATTATAACCATAAGGCAGTCTCATTTTAAAAAATTTATCAGACTCAGGGCCATATCGCATTATAAAATTATTATCTTTAGTCCAATTTGGAAGTTTTTCATATTCATCATCACCTTCACTAGACATATTATTCATTATCGCTTCAGTAAAGCCTAAAAGGCCCAAACCTGAAACTGCTCCCTGAGCTATTTTATTGTTTTTTACAACACCAAAAATTCTATACGATCCCTGCAAGGATGCATTACTAAATAAATAAAGGCTATTTAACCATTGACCAACCTCGCCTTTTCTATTAAAATTAATAGTTACATTCTTTGCCCCACTTGCTGACTGTGCTTCTGTAAATCCACTATCTAACATTCCTTTAAAAAGTGTAAGTCTAACAGCAGATTCAGTCGCTTCATTTAAATTCTCAATAAAATTAAAGATACTCTTCCCTGCACTCTTAATCCCTACACCCTTTTTTTCCACTTGCTTTAAATTCTTTTCAAGCTTTGCAATTTTTTCTTCAATACTTTGATAGTCAAAGAATCCTGTCTTACCACCTGCCTTTCTTAAACGCTCATATAATTGGCCCCATTCATTTTCTGTATCATCTTTAGCAACTGCTTTATAAACACCACTCCAGGCATTTTTTAAGTTCTTAGGAGATAGTGCAGTTGTTAGAACATTATTACCTTGTTCTGCTGAAATATTAATTCCTGCTGTTTGTATATCTCGTAAAAAGTTTCCAATCATAAATTCAGGATTGGCAATGGTATTGACGTATCTCAAATAACCATTAAATGCATATAAACCTTTAATACCTCTAGATGTACCTAGGTCTTTCATTGCATAAGCTATCTTTGCACCTTGCTCTCCTTTAAATATGACTCGCTTTGTCTTGCCATCTATTTTAACATGTAGTATTTGATTCTCAGGAATTCTATTACCTTCTGAATCTTTTATTACCTCTAAAGGAACCATATAATCAATTTCACCATTCTTATCATATACTGGCTTATGTTTCACTCCTTGAACTTCAAATATATCACTAGGGTACGATTCGACTAAACTTAACATAGTTTGATTTACTTTGTTTTTCTCAGCACGAACTATAGCACTTTGTAATTGCTCAATAGATGAGACTAATATATTTTTAACTGCTCTAGTACTACCTTTTGCTTTTTTAAATTCAGAACCCTTGACATCAAAAGCACTCGTTTGTGGAATAGGTGTTTTATTTGTACTAGCATCAACTACAGCTTCTGACTCATCCATAATTCTAAATAAAGGAACGTAATTTTTATAACGATTAGTAAGATTGTCATAATCTTCTTGACTAATGAGACCTGCATCTAATCTAGCTTTTAAGGATTTATTTAATACTTCTTTACGAAACTCGTTTTCAAATGCACGAATTTTCTTCAGACCATATTTTTTATTTAACTTCTTTTTAATTTCCCTAGCTTGATTATTAGTTAATCCACTACCACCATCAGGAAATTCTTCATTGTTTTCTGCTACATATTGATTTCTTTCTTGGGCATGTTTAGCATGTAGATATAAATTAAAATCCTCAGTAGTAATATCACTATCAATCAACCTCTTAATAAAACTGTCTTTATTATTTAGGTCAATAAGCTTTTTATTAATATCTTTTAATTTTTCAGATACCTTACCAACATATAATTCACCTGCCAAAGCAACATCTTTAGTATCTTGTAAGCGTACATCAAATTGTTCTTCTACATCTTTTTGCCAAGATACAACAGGATATAGCTTATCGAATATTTTTCTTTTTAGGTATGCTGAAGTGGTCTCTTCCGAGATATCTAAGGTTTGGCCATCCTGCACCTTTTTTGTTGCCTCAAGGTCAGCGATAGCATCAGGGTCAGGTTCTAACTGATAGGTTCTTTTTCGGTCTTTTCTTGCTTGTTGCTTGAGATACCCTTCGATACTTGCTTCGATTTTCGGCCCATAATAATTGTCGAGCCTGTCGAGAAGAGACTGCTTGTGGGTTTCTCTTGCTTGATTTCGATACCGTTGGCCAGTCGAATCGTTTTCCCAGTTGTTTGTTGTGTTTTCATATCTTGTGCCATGATAGGTTAAATTTAACTCTAATCCAAGTTCTGTCCTAATCCTTTCTAAAGCCGAGGAAAGCTCGTCATCATAATCCTTAATTTGGTCTTTATTAATAAAAGTACCAACGACTAATGAAGGTTCATTATTGACCACCTCATTTATCGCTCCTGGTGTAAACTCATCAGAAGTCTCTTCTCGTAAAATATTGTATACAGCTTCTTGTATATCAGGATTAGATAGTTCAGGATGGCTATATCTTATACCTAAGCCTTTTAAATTATTACTCCTTTTTAATACACCTACTTCATCTTGTTGAAATAAAATTCCTATAGAATTCATAAGACCTTTAATCGCCTGGTCACTACCTCTAACATTCATAGTAGCATTAGCACTAGGCCCCTTTTCCACATCTACATCACCCCAAAACCCATAACCTGTACTTGAAATAGAATTTACCTTAACTCCAAATTCTTTTGCTAATTGTGGAATGTATTTATCTACCACTTTATTAGTTAATTCAATTTGATTTGACTTAGGTAAATTCGAAAAAGCCGTACCGTATTTAGCAGAGTAAGGAGAATTAGTGCCAAACTCTAACTCGAATGCAATGGTCGGTTTTTGTAATCCAATTGCATTAGGTATGGATTGACCTTCTGATGATTCTGACATCCTAGCTATAGCAGTCCATCCAATTGCCTGAACTTGATGAGGCTTAAGGTTTCCTCCCATATACCCCATTTTATTTAATTCATTGGTTAAATCATTCATGTATTTAACAGCATACTCATATTGAGTATCACTTGGCGATGAACCTCTTGAATCAAATCTTAATCTTTTTATTTTATCAGGGTTAACTGCTAGTCTTTTTAACATATTCCTTATACCACCATCAATAAATCCTGCATCTCTAAAGGTATGCCTATCAATAGCTACAGGCATTAATCCATCAGGATTATCCTGCATGATAGTTCTTGTAGCTTTCCCTAAAGCACTATCTAAAAAGTCATAAAGTTTTGCTCCTGCACCTTTTGTAGCTTGAACACCCTGTAATGTATTTTTAATATTTTCAGCTACCATTGAAGTACCAGGAGATTTAAAGGAAGGTAAATCAGCCTTTAATTGCTCAGCACCTAGAAAAGTATTAGACAATGCTTGTTGAGGACTTGCCTGAACATTTCCTAATAACCAAGCAACCATATAATTAATCGCCTGGTCTTCTCCAAATTCTTCGACAAATGAAGGATAAGCATCTTCATACCAGTTCATTGCTTTCTCTGCTTCATCCTTACTTAATGAACTTTCAACTTGTTTTATCCAGTCTTGTGGTGTTTTATCCCTACCTAAAATCATTACACCACCATTCTTTAATTTTATTTCTACACGATTATTGTTTTGCCTTCCTATATTTGGATTCTTCTTTCTTCTACTTAATGTAAGTTTTATTCTTTTGGCTTTATTTTTAATATCAGCAACCACACTTGGATATAACCCAACTGCTTTTTTAACAACATCAGGTTCAAGTTGGTAGGATATATTTGATTTGTTAATATCAAAAGTACCTTTGTTAAAAACTGATTTAAGACTGTTAGGGTTTAAAGCAATAAAGACAGTAGGGTCAATATTCTCATATATCATTTCACTTGCTTTAATACCATCATACCCCCTGCTCTCTAAGGCATCAGAAAGTGAGAGGTTTAGGTCTATAAACTTATAAGTATTAAATGACCTACTTCTCAATATTTCTTCATCAGTTTCAATTGGAGTAAATTTAGAATTGCGAGGAGGTGGTTGAGTCCAATTTTCAAGTTGACTATTGCCTAAAAAATTATCAAATATTCGTTGTTTTTCATCTTCTGTTAGCGATCCTTGACCATCTTCCTCAAGTTTTAAATTCACTTCAAAAATAAATTCATCAAAGCTTGTTTGTTCTCCTAAGTCAATCCTATCGCTGTGAAAATCAAAAGGCTTTCGTATATTTGTATATAGAGGGTATACCTGTCCACCATCTTCAGTACCAGGATCGTCCTTCCTTTCCCCTCTATGGTCTCTTGCATAAAAGTTCGCAACATCAGGTTGGTTTGTTAAGTAAGTCATTGGTAAAAACTCTTTAATCTGCTCATTAGTACCATGATAGAAAACTTTCGGATTACTTGTACTTTGGGGGTCACCTGTCATATTCATTATAGAACCCCTGAACCATTTCTTAAACCCAGGAGTTTTTGTATTCCTATCAGGTACAAGTTGATTAGTTTTTCCTTTGACAATCTTAGGTGGTTTTAATGTAGGTTCTTGTTTAAGCTGAGTATCTACACCAGTTTGTATTTCAGGTTTTGCTTGAATGTTTTTATCTTGGCCTTTTAATAAATCAAATACATTAGTCCCATCAGACATATTCCCAAAATTATCAATAAATTCATTTGATAAATCATCAGGTATATATGTTAACTCAGCTATGTCTTTATTCAATCCTGAATAGCCACCTTTATGATAAACCATAGCATCAGAAAACAATTCAAGGTTACCTTCGGCTGTGTCAGAGAAACGAAGATTTAGGCCCATTTCTGAAGCCGTATTTCTAAGGGCTTTAGCCCAATTCTCTATTTTCTGTACTAATCTTTGGTCTTTTTTGTTTTTACTGGCTTGGAGCTTTTTAACTCTGAATTCAACGGTTTCTTCGAGAATAGTGCTTCGAGTCGCTTCGTTGGTGAGTCGTATACCCCCTTCAATATCGTTCTCGCCTTTAATTTTGACGGCATAGTATTTTTGTCCATTTTTATCCTCCCTGGATACTGGTAATTCATTTAGGTCTATATCGTAACCTGTTGCTAAAATTTCCTCTTCTGATAGCTCTACACGACCATCAGATTCCTTATCATATTGTATATTGAAATCATTTGCAGAATCCTCAGTTATAGACTTTGATTCTGTTTCTATTGTTAATTTCTTTTCTGCTATTTGAATCTTTTCCTTTTCTACTTTATCTGCTTTATCAATAGTGGAATACTGGACACCTTTTGCACCTGCACCTGTAATACCCCCAACTGCTAAAGCTCCAATACCTGCCATCGCAAATCTATCAGCTATTTCTTCAGTAGTTATATCCTTACCAAGCTTAGTTTTTTCAGCTATGATATTGACACCCTCTTGTAATATTTCTTCAGTCATTTCAGCGAGGCCTTGTTGTAATGCCCCCTTACTGATGTTTTTATAAAGGCCTCTTTTAATAATCTCCTTAACTAAAATATCATTTGTGACTTTCCTGCCAAAACCTAATTTTTGAAATAAACTATAAGCAGGAATTGTAGATATTAAACCATTAATCATTCCTACCGTTATAGCAACATTAGAAGCATCCCCAGGAGACAACCCTTCATCTATAGCTGTATTCATCATACTACCAGTCTCAATACCAAATTGACCTGCTACCATTGTAGACATTCCTACCATAGGATTTTTTGTAACTACTGTTGCTATTGTTGCAGGTAACACAATTTCTAATAAAGATGGTATTGCTTCTCCAATTGCACTAGAGATAAATCTTGGGTCTGAATAATCATAATCAAATGGGTTATCGGTTGGTTGTAAATCAGGCCTATTCTCAAAATCAGCGAGGCCTTTTGCATACAACTTCAAACCTGCTTTGAAAATTGGATTCTCTAAAGTTTTCTGTTTCGCTTCCTCGATTGTAATTTCAGGTTGAGTATATCCAAAACCGTGCCTTCTTGATGCTACTTCTTTGCCTTCCTGTGGTCTTACTGCACCAATTGATTGTAATGCCCCTCCCAATTTCTGTTTTGCACCACCTCCCTGAAATTCTCTAAGTGTTGGCATATACAATCTTTCAAAAAATGTAGGAGGCTCTTTTTCAGGAGGGCCAATAGGGCCTTCTGCTTTAGGTTTAGCTACCTCTGTAGAACTAGCCTCCGTTTCTACAAGTTCAGACTGTAAGCTCTCTATAATAGTTTTATCATCATAACCTTGTTTTCTTAATTTAGAAATAGTTGATAAGTCTTTAGGTAATTTAAAACCATCTTCAGGTTTTTTAAGAAAACTAGGGCTTTCTGCCTCTTGTAAGATTTGGTCTACTTGAGAAGTGGAAGGAGAAAAATTAGTTGTTGGAGAAGTCGCTTGAACTAGCTTATCTATCTCGTCAGAATTCCACCATTCAGGAAGTTTATTTGGCATTTAATATTCCCATAATTTCTCTAATGATGTCATTAGGAACTCCCTGATCCTGCAACCTTCGAACAAAGTCTTCATTGCTAGTTGCCTTACTAGCTACCTCTTGCCCAAGTTGCCTTAATAA